CACCTATTACACACAAACCAATTAAGGAGAAAAAGTGGCAACCACAGTAATCACCGGTCGCGACGTCTCGTTGTCTTTCACAGGTGGAACGGACATCGACGCCCAAGCTACCAACGCGGTTTTAACTAAGACCAACGTTCGCGAGACATATCAAACTCTCGACGGCGAGGCATACAAGACAGTAAACATCGAAGGCACATTCCAGCTCGATATGCTCGCCGACTGGGGTAAAGCTAACTCGGTATGCGAAGCACTTTGGGCCGCAGCTGAATCCGCACCTGACACAACAATCAGCGTAACAATGACCGCCGCAACTGGCGCTCAATTTGTTTTCCCAATCCTTCCAGAGTTTCCTACCGCTGGCGGTTCTGGAATTGACGCGCAGACAGTATCCTTCACCTTCAAGATTTCAAAGGGCGAAGTAACAGAGACATTTAGCTAAGAGGGAGATCGGGAGCTATGAAAATCTCAATAACAATTAAATACACGAACGGCGAGGAAGTCACCTACAACGCTGGACTCCCTGAGTGGGCGAAGTGGGAACGCAAAACTGGGAAGTCGATTTATTCGATGAAGGATATTTCGGCTTATCAGCAAGCCGACTTCCTCGACCTAGCCTACTTTGCTTACAAACGCGAAGCGGCAGGAAAGCCGACTAAATCCCAAGAAGTATGGGAGTTATCGGTTGAGGAAATGACGATAGGAGATGAAAGCCCAAAAGCTTCGAATCCGGAAGCATAAACCGACTCATAATTGAGATCGCAATAGCAACCGGAATCCCGATGAGTGAATGGACTGACATCAACCAAGTATTAACGGCGATTGAAATACTGAAGGAGCGCAAAGGTGGCAGATGAGCCGATTTCCTATGACAAGCGCGAACTTCGCTCAATCATTACCGCCTTCAAAGCGATGGATGCTGAAGCTGTTGATGCGGCTAAACGCGAAAGTTTTGCGCTGGCTCAATTTGCATCCAAAGAAGTCCAAGCCTACGGAATCACCCGAACTTTTGGACAAGCCGTTGTCGATCGCATTACAAGTGGCGTTAAAGTTTCCAAAACCTCGAAGATTGGCGAGCTCTCTTATGGATTCGCGTCTCAGCGTTTCTCTGGTGGAGGATCAACTAAAGACCTCTGGGCAGGTTACGAATTCGGATCTAATCGTTATCGTCAGTTCCCACGACGCACCCCCCGCAAGGTCGAGGAAATTCTGGCTATTTCATCTATCCAGCACTTCGCAAAATTCAGCCTGAATTAGTGAAGAAATGGGAAGAAGCATTTACAAAGATATTGAAGGAGTGGGATAAATAATGGCTGGAAGTAGAACGCTTAAGTTATCCATCCTTGCCGACGTCGATAACCTAAAAAAAGAGCTTGACAAAGGTTCTAAAGAGGTTGAAGGCTTTGGGGGTAAGTTAGAAAAATTTTCCGCTGCTGCTAAAGCAGCTTTCCTTGCTGCTGGCGCTGCTGCTCTTGCTTATGCTGGCAAATTAGCCGTTGATGGGGTTAAGGCTGCCATTGCCGATGAAGCAGCTCAAAAGAGATTAGAGACTGCGCTTAAAAACGCTACGGGCGCGACCAACGATCAAATCGACGCTGTAGAAAAACAAATCACTAAATTATCTTTGGCGACCGGAGTTGCCGATGACAATTTAAGACCCGCGTTACAGAAATTAGCTACCGCTACTGGAGACGTTGATGAAGCTCAAAAACTATTAAATTTGGCTTTAGATATTTCTGCTGGAACCGGTAAAGACGTTGAAACAGTAAGCCTTGCCTTGTCAAAGGCTTACGATGGCAACACCGGCGCAATTACTAGATTGGGCGTTGGTTTAAGCGCGGCTGAAGTTAAGGCTTTAGGCTTTGAAGGCACAACCGACAGATTACAAAAGTTATTCGGCGGTTCTGCAACCACGCAAGCGGAAACCTTTGAGGGCCGCATTGCTCGATTGAAAGTGGCTTTTGATGAAGCCAAAGAATCAGTAGGCGCAGCTTTATTACCTATTATTGAAAAAATGATTAAGTATTTTGTTGAAACTGTAATTCCTGCATTTGAAAAATTTAAAAAGAATGCAATTGATCCAGTAATTAAAGCATTTAGAGACAACGAAGAAGCAATCAGAGGTCTTTATGATTTTGCCAAAACTGTGCTTGTCCCATTCTTAAGTTTTACTTTAGTGAATAGTCTCAAAGGTTTAGGAACTGTTGCCTCTACTATTGTTAAAGCCGTCTCATTATCTTTGAAAGCGCTTGAACCAATTATTAACGCGGCTATTACAGGAATTAACGCGGTTATTCGCGCTAAAAACTTATTGTCAAGTGGGCCAGATACGAAGACCATACCGAAAGTGGATTTTAGCGGTGCTGATATAAACACAGGATCTAACACAGTTGCCTCGGGTAGTCTGCCATTTGGAGGCAGCTCCTTAGGCACAGGTAGTTCTACTGGAAGTGGTAAAGGAAATTTTGGCGGCAACTTAATTGCGGGAGGAGTTAGCGGCGGAACTTCTGTCGGAGGTTCTAGCGTTGCTGGAACTATTGCTGGAGTAATAGCTGGAACTAATGCGGCTATTGACGCTTTTAATAATGCGAGAACTGGCGGAACAATTGGCGGCGTTTTTGATCCTAGCTCATTCCGTAAAACGGAAAATGCTGGCTTAACAATTAACGTCAATTCGCCCAGCATTATCGACGAGGAAGGTTTTACTCGAGCTGTTGTCTTAGCCCTGAATAATTCGACCAATCGCGGCACTACCGGTGCTGGCGACTTACGGACTAACGCACAAATTCTATGACCGCTTGGACGCCCGTATGGAGAGTGAGAGCTAACGGCGACACAGTAACCGGCGTAACTCTTGCCAACCTAACTATCACATCTGGCCGAACGGATATTAACTCGCCTACCCCTGCTGGCTATTGTTCTTTGCAACTAATTAACACAGATAACAGCGTTTATAACTTTGCGGTTAATACTTCCATCCTTATTGAAGTTCAAGATTCTAACGCTGCTTATGTGCCGCTCTTTGGCGGTCGCATTTCTGATATTCGTCAAATCGTCACAAGTGCAGGATCAGAAGCCGCAGTAACAACAATCAACATAACCGCCACCGGAGCTTTAATCAGACTTCAACGGGCGACCTTTGATGGCAATTTAGCCGAAGGATTAGACGGCGCACAAATTACCGACTTACTCGATGATTTATTGTTGGCTAGTTGGAATGAACTTCCACCTGCCGAGACTTGGGCTACTTACGACCCTGCAACAGAGACTTGGGCCGAAGCTGGCGATATTGGCTTGGGCACTATTGACGCTGGCGAATATACGATGGCAAGCCGTCAGATTACGGATCAAGTCATTTCAACAGTCGCCAATCAAATCGCTTCCTCAGCTCTCGGATATTTGTATGAGGATGCTAACGGAAATATCAACTACGCCGATGCTAGCCATCGACAGGATTACCTAGTTGCCAACGGATACACCGACCTCGATGCCGCTCACGCAATTGGCGCAGGAATCGGAATAGTCCAGCGGCAAGGCGACATAGCCAACAAAATTATTATTGACTATGGTAATAACTTTAACTCCCAATACATCGCCCAAGACACCGACTCACAAGCCACTTATGGGCTTTACGCCGAACAGTTCTCAAGTTACTTAAAGAACACCGCAGACGTCGAGGGTATGGGCGACAGACTGATTCAGCTTCGCGCCTATCCTCGCTACCTTTTCCAATCCATAACCTTCCCACTTCAAAACCCTGAAATTGACGACGCAGATCGAGACGCCCTGCTCAATATCTTTATGGGTCAACCCGTCCGCATTACTAACCTTCCGCCTCAAATGCTCGGTGGCGAGTTCACCGGTTATATAGAGGGGTGGACATTTAGGGCGTCGGTTGGTGGCCTTTCAATTACCTTCGCGCTTACCGCTGTTGCATTTGATACAAGCTGCAACCATATTGGTAGCTTCATCAGTTCCACCTTTGCTAATGGGTATCAAGTGATCGACTGTGTTGGCTTCCTGTCCGCAGTAATGACAAGTGAAGTAATCGCGTTCTAATACCAGCTTGCGAACTCTCTGATAATAGGCTGAGTTATATCTCTTGTGACTCAATGCCAGCCCTTAGTTTCAAAGTGATGTAATGCTTTACAACTGTCATCGTATCTATGACGTATGTATTTGATAGAAGCTTTTATCTGACCTTGAGGGCTAAGGTCTCGATACCAAGTAGATCGCATTTGGCCCAGCCCATAGTGAGAGCCATTCCTAGCCTTTGGATTCCATCTAGACTCGTAATGAATAAGCCAGTTAAAGCATTGAAACTCTTGCCAAGTAAGAAGGTTGTAAGCATATAGTTTTAAATTCATATTTGCTTTTGATGGCGTTGGATTTATTATTGTAATCAGAGCTGCGATTAGCGTCGTAGCCATCAGGCGAAGACAAAGGCCCTCCCTCAACCTCCGCTTTAGGGCCAGCTCCGCGCCCGCGCTATGGCGAGATGGTAGCATACTTGTCAAGCCCCTTTCCGCATAACTTCATAAATTTCTTTTGATAATTCATAAGGTATGACCGACCTATCTTTTGCGCCTTTGATTCCTTGCGTTCCTGTTGTCGATCCTCTCGGTGCTGCTTGATGGCATTTATCTCCATTGTTGCAAGCCGGTCTACTAACCCAATTATTAACTATCCCCCAAAGGTCTGTAGGTTTCATTCTGAAATCACCATAAGCGCAATAAGTAACTGTTCTGCGAGGTAAGTGCTGGACTATTAACTGTTTTCTTAACATTCCTCTCGGATTCTCCATTATCCATCCGATTGGATTGAGTTCAGTAATGAGATTTATTGTGTGGCTAACCAACTCAATAGCCAACTGAGCAGCTTGCGTTTTAGGCGTCTTATCAACGTTCCAATGGCGTCCAATTGAAGCAACGCTAAAAGTTGTGCAAGGAGGCGAGGCCCAGATAAAGTCCGGCTTACCATATTTATTAACTAGGTATTGACCGGTCATAGCCAACATATCCCGTTCATCGGCTTGAAATTGTTCGTCAAGTTCTATCTTTACAACCCTATGTCCAGCATCCTCAAAAGCTTTTGTTGCTGATCCTGTGCCGGCAAAGAAGTCGTAAACTATCACTCTAACTCCAATACTTTATGAAGATTTATCTCATTAGCCGCATCCCATCCAATAATGGCATTACGCAGCTTCTCCCTACCTTCGCCGTGAAACTTAGTAGTTAAATAAGGCTCAGACTCGCTACCCTCTAACCAATCAACCGGTTCACCATTCGGATCAATAACTAACTCATCAACGTAATTGAATTTATCCAATATCGCATCAACCGACGACTCTCTTACCTGTTCAACTATTTCACTCGGCACATTGGCTTTCACCCATTCAACGAACTTCCTATCCGATTTAATAACCCACTTGAACTTTGGCTTGGTCGTTGTTATGTATGCAATTACCTCATCGCCTAATTCAGCCTTTACTCGATCAGCTCCTAGATTGTCCATCTCGGTCTTGAGTTCGGCTCTTAGCTCGTCTTTTAGGCGCTTTGCTTGGTCTGCTAGTAGGCTGATTGCCGC